AGAAAGAAACAGGAGAAAACTAGAAATGGCGTTTAGAGGAATCTATCCAGCACCAGATTTGGTTCAAGCACCTTGCGGACTTCTAAGTGTCGCTCGGGTTATGACACATACATCAGCAAACTACGACGAGCGTTGGGTTCGTGGTTTTAGCTATGAGTTTGATTCACAACCCGAGGTAGAACTTTTCACAGTTAATGATGCAGCTGTGACAGGTGGAACTGTTGGAACATCTACACTTCCACAGTTTAAAGAGTACGATCCGTTCTTTATTCAAGTAACAGACACTCGTTCATATTTTGGCATCAATGGGGAAGATCGTTTTGCAATTGCAAAAGCACAGCTAGAAGTAGCAACACAGAAAGCAGTAGAGCTCGAGCTTTGGGAAGGCGTAGCAGCAACTGCAGAGACAAACGGAAATGATTTTCTAAGGGAAACAGGAGTAGCAACCGTTGTAAACAGCGGTGCATTAGCTCCAGCAACAGCACTTATGCTGTTAGAACAAGCGATTTCTTCATCACCAGCAGGTATCAACGGAGTCATTCATATGACCCGCGATGTTGCGTCAATCCTCGGATCCCGCATCATCTATTTGCCAGCAGATGGAGGAAAAACAGGTAAGGCAATGACTCGTTTAGGAACTGAAGTCGTAATTGGCTCTGGTTACACAGGTGCTGGTCGTCTAACAGACGCTAACACCACAGCATCTGCTTCAAATAAGTGGATGTTTGCAACAGGACCAGTCGATGTACACCTAAGCAAGATCGAAATCGTAAATGAGAATCTTGGTCAAGGTGCAACTGTAAGCACAAACACAAATGACTTAACAGTCAAAGCTGTTCGTGCAGCAGCGGTATACTTTGATCCAAGTATCTTCTACACAATTCGTTTAGCACTACCTACAACCTAGTAACAAATAACCAAAGGAGAACACTGGAATGGCCACTCAGGACTTTGCGGCTAGCGTCCAAGGTGTGGCGATCCGAGTCACCAGACTGGACGCCGCTGGAAATCTGCTCAATGGAGCGGGAGACAGCTATACAACCTCGGCGTTCCTCCGCGCTTCCTTCACCCCTGAATATGAAGAGGGTGACGAAATTGTTGAGAAGTCAGCAGACGGTACTGTATGTGTATCATACAAAGCCCCTGACACCCTCAAGCGCATTACAATGGAACTCGCAATTTGCGAACCAGATACAGAACTTTCACAACTACTCTCTGGCGGCTTGCTACTCCGAAAGAACTTCGGAAGCTTTGCATCCCCACAGAACAAGTCAATCGGTTGGGCCGCACCATCCGTTGGCGACGACCCAACAGGTAACGGCGTAGCACTAGAAGTGTGGTCATTTGCTGTAGCAGATGGTCGCCGTACAGCAACCAACCCTTACTTCCACTGGGTATTCCCATACGCAAAGCTTCGCCAAAGCGGAGACCGCGTAATTGAAAACGGAATGCTTGCAACCACATTCGAAGGCTACGGCTTAGGCAATGTTAGCTTCGGAGCTGGTTTAGATGGTCGTTGGGAGTTCCCAGTAGCAACTGAGCGTTCATACTCATATGCTCGTGCTTCATGGGCACCATCAGGTCTAAAGGGCTTCTATCGCTGGTTTGACGAGTCTACAAAGACCGTTACCAACAAGGCTCTTACATCAAATGTTGCGACCCTAACAACAGGTTCAGCACACGGATTCGAGGTAGGTCAGAGCGTGACAGTAAGCGGAGTTGATTCAACATTCAACGGAACTTACACAATCACAGCTGTACCAACTACAACAACATTCCGTTATGCAAAGCCAGACACTGGAGATGTAACATCTGCAGCTGTTAGCCCAGCTGGATCAGTACTTCGTAATCGCGGATACCTTGCAGTATCAGACTTCGCCTCACAAGGCTCAACATCTGCATACAATGTTCCAGGTAATACCGATTACAACGCAGACAATGCAATTGACTTCATCATTGCGTCGACTGAGGATCCAACCGCTTAATTCCATAAGAAGGGCGGGCATGAGCCGATGTTTACACTACGGTCTTGTGCCCGCCTTACTTACTTAGAGACGAGGTGATTTCATGAGTAACCTATGGGTAACACCAGAAGAGTTAAGCACCCCTTCGTCTGATTATGCTTATGAGGCTTGTAAGACAGCTTCTTATCTACTCTGGGCCATGTCTGGCCGTAAATACAGTGGAATTACAACTGTTACAGAGCGTTATGTCTCTTCTTATGATCCATACCTTCGTTCAGGTGGATCTAGCCTTACCTACACACCAGTTCTAGTGGATGGCAATGTTGTAAATATTGCTTCTGGTGGATTTAATCGTTATGCAGATGATGACTTTCAGGGTGATGGAACATCTGCCAATTCTAGAGTTCGTCTTCGTGGTCGCAAAGTAATCAGGGTTCATACTCTTCGTGATCTTGATGGAAATATTATTGACCCAAGTAAGTATTATTTATCAGACCACTCAACCATTCTTGGCGTACCAGGAGCTGGCTGGTCTCCTTCTCAAGTAGAAGTTACTTACACCTATGGAACTGAGCCACCAACAGCTGGTCGTGCTGCAGCAAGACTCCTTGCCTCTGAGCTAGTAAAGCTCTATGAAGGTGATGATACCTGTGCTTTGCCACAAAGAGTTACTGCCGTATCTCGCCAAGGTGTTTCTTACACAATCCTTGATAATCAAGATTTCATTGATGAACTTAAAACTGGTCTTTACGCAGTAGATCTTTTCCTCAAGACTGCTAATCCAGATAAAGCTCGTGCTCGTGCTCGTGTCTTTAGCCCAGACCAACCTCGTGCACGCCGTATTACTGGCGCATCTCCTCTTTACCCACTTAGCGCATTTGATATTTATGTAACAGCTGATGGTGCATCTAATCTTTATTATTTCTCAGAAATCAATGCTGACTTCCTTGACGGAAGCAATGCTTGGACTATACAAATTGATTTTTCAGATATAAACAACAATAAAACAGTAGAGATACCAAGCGCAGCTGTAATAGATAGAGTTGCAAATACAATCAGACTTAGCTGCACATACAAGCAAGCTTTAGATGTAATAGGTCCTCGTGATCCAGGTATTCTAGATATGTATGCTGTAAGACCAAGCCTTGGAAACCCAGCGGTAGAAGAAGTTGTTCATTTAGTTTCAAGCAATATCATCACTCATCTCGGTGAGAGAACTATTCCAATATATACTGTGTAATTGTAGAACCAAGAGACAAGAGGACAAATGGGCTTAGAAGTAAATCCAGCAACAGTATCTGCAGATGCTAAAAATTTAGCTAATCTTATGCAAGGTGTACTGGATGCAGTCATAGCATCATACACTTCATACACAATGCCTCTACCTGGCCGCAGGTATTGGACTTTAGGAACACCTGCAGTTGATTGCGAACAAGTTGTAGTTTCTATGTTGCAAATGTATATTGGTAGTCCAGGAGATGAAGCAACTACTCCTCGTCGCTGCAATGACCCAAGATCTGCAACTTTATTAGTTCAAGTTTCTCGTGAGGTTCCTACTGTAGGACAGAACGGTAGAGCACCGTCAGCTGATGCAATTCAAGATGCTTCCGAAATATCAGCGTATGACGCATGGATTCTGTTGGATAGCGCAAGAGAGTTGGATCGTTGGGATCCAGCAAATTTTGGTCTTGGCGTTATTGCAACAGTAGAAACCAATGCCCCAGAAGGCGGGTTTCAAACCGTAACTATGACTATAACCGTGGCGGTTCCGTAATGGTTAGAGTAGTAATTTACGATTCAACTTTAGACAATCTTCTAAACAATCCTAATGGTGATGTTGGAAGATTTCTAAAAAATAAAGGAAGAGAAATTCTTACTATGGCTAGATCTTTAGTCGGAGTAAGAACTGGAAAACTTCGAGCATCTCTTCATATGAGACATATGAGAGATTCAAGAGGTCAATATGTCTGGGTAGGTTCTACTTTAGATTATGCGTTAGCGCACCATGAAGGTACTGGACCTAGAACCATTGTTCCAAAAAGTGGAAAAATGCTTAGGTTTGCCTCTCGTGGTCGGATTGTTTACACCCATTCGGTGCAACATCCAGGCACTAAAGCAAATAAATATTTAAGTAACGCCTTAAGAGCCAAGATATAATTAAACCAACGACAGATAAGGAAAACTGATGACAACACGATTCAAAGATTTTGGATCAGGCGAAGGAGTAAATTCCGAGCCAATTTCTTTCAAACTACATGGAGAAACTTTCGAATGTGTAAAGAATCTTCAAGGTAGCGTAATTCTTGATATTGCAGCTAAAGCTGGAAGTGGAAACAGCGCAGATGCAGTTGATACTGTAAAAGATGTATTTTCTAAAGCTCTTACAAAAGAGAGCTATGTGCGATTCTCTGCACTGATCGAAGACCCAGAAAAAATTGTGAATGTGGAAACACTAGGAGCAATTACAGGATGGCTAGTAGAACAGTATTCAGGCCGCCCTACGCAGGGGCCAGAGCAATCGCTGAGTGGGCAGTAGAACTCTGGCCGTATCTGAATGGAAAAGCACTAGTGAGCGGACTAAAACTAACTGAAATGGATATGTCAGACATGCTTGATGTCTTGCATTATTACATGGAAGAAGATTTTAGAGTTGATTCTGCAGAACAAGCAGAAGCTCGTGACAAATCTAGAGCTGTTCTATATAAACTCGTCTATGACAGAGAGTTTAAGTTTGGACAAAAAAGTTACTCAAGACCAACAGCTTCTGGTTTTGAAGATGACCCTATTGTTCCTGTGGACCCTACACAAGAGCCCACAAAGTCCTATTTCCCACCAACGGACTTCAATCCAGATCTAATCAAACCATTCGGAGAAAATTTAGATTCTCCACTTGAGCACTAGGAGGTGATGGCATGGCAGTTGTAGGTGAAGCATCGGTAATTGTTCGTGCCATTACCACTGGTGTTAAAAATGATATTCAAAGAGCATTTGATGGTGCTGATCGCATTGGCGAAAGAGCAGGTACAGATGCTGGAGCTGGATTTTCTAGAGGATTTAATAGAAGCAGAGGAGATGTTGCTTCTCTCTTTGGTAAATCTTTATCTCAAGGAGATGTAGATAGATTTACAGCGGCACGACAGCAGTTCTTATCTTTAGCTCGAGTTGGTTACACATTAGCTGCTAGCTTAACTGCTCTTGGCGGAATTATTGGATCTGTAGTTGGAGGTATTGGTTCTTTAGCTGCTATAGCAGCTGGTGCTACACCTGCCTTATTAGGGTTATCTGGTGCATTTTTAGCAGTAGCAGCATCGGCAGCAGTTCTTAGAGCTGCATTCGGTGGAGTAACAGAAGCTATACAAGCTGGGGCAAAAGTTGGACAAAATGCTGCAGCTCAAGCTGCACAAATTAAAGCAGCTACAGACAGAGCAAATGATGCTTTATATAACTACAACCAAACTTTAGTAGAGAATGCAAAACGAAAGAAAGAAGCTATAGAAGCAGAATCAGATGCTTCTCAAGCAGTAGCAGATGCTGCTATTGCATCAGAAAGAGCTGAAAGAGCATACAGAGACGCTGTATCAAATACAGAAAAAGCTTTAGAACAAGTAACAAAAGCTCGTGAAGATGCTAAAGAAGCGATTCAACAACTTCGATTTGAGCTTGAAGGTGGAGTTATTTCTGAAAAGAAAGCTCGCCTTGAGTTTGAAAAAGCCCGTGACTCTCTCCAAAGAGTTCAAGATCTTCCACCTAACTCCCGTGCTCGTCGTGAAGCTGAGCTTGCATTTGCTGAAGCAGACCTCAATCTTCGTAAGGCAATTGATAGAAATAATGATCTTCGCAAAGCAAATGCAAAAGCTAATCGTGAAGGCGTAGATGGTAATGAAAGAGTTGTAGCTGCCCAAGAACGCCTTGTCCAAGCTCAACAAAACGAATCTGACGCTCAAATAGATGCAGCTAGGTCTGTTATATCTTATAAGGAAGCAATAGAAGATTTAAATGCGGCTAGAGAAAGAGCAATTGATGGCGGAGAAGTTGACAAGCAAAATGCAAGAGAATTAGAGCTTGCATATAGAGAACTTAAAAACGCTCAGGATGCCTTAGCTGAAGCAAAGAAACCACAAGGTATAGATGAATTTGCAGCTGCTTTAGATAAACTTTCTCCAGCCGCTCAAGACTTTGTTAAATACATTCTTAGTCTTAAAGAAGCTTTTGAAGAACTTCGTAAAAAACTTCAAGAAGCTTTCTTCCCTAAGTTTACAGAAGCCATAAAACTTCTTTATGAAACATACTTTGCACCAGGTGCTCCAGCTAATCTTGAAGAAGCTCTAATAAGACTTGCTGCAAAACTTGGAGAACTATCCAAGCTATTTGCAGATACATTTAGCGAACCAGGTAAAGCTCAAGAAGTAAAAGAAATATTTGAATCGTTTACTCCTATAGTTGATGCTCTTGGTAAAGCTTTCATTGCTTTGTCTTCCGCATTTGTTGCTTTACAGTCAGCATTTATACCTTACACAATTGAGTTTGCTCAGTTTATTCAGAAAAAAGCTGAAGCACTTGAAAAGACTATAGCTCTAAAGAAAGAAACTGGAGAGCTAGCTACAATATTTAAAGACTCTACCGATATTGTAAGAGGTCTAGGCGAAGCCATTGGAAACACATTTAGTGCTCTTGGCACAATTATTGCAGCTTCAATAGGGCCAGGAAGCTCTGGAGAGTACTTTATAACTTGGCTAAAAGATATAACTAAAGGCTGGGAAGACACAACTAAGGCTCTTAGCGAAAGTGGAGACCTTCAAAAGTTCCTTCTACAGCTTACACAAAACTTTACTCTTCTTTTAGAAGTAATCGGTCTTATTGCTTTAGGTTTAATAGAAATTGCTGCTGCACCAGGTTTTGGCGAATTTTTAACTTCTTTAAAAGAAGCGGTTATCATATTTAATGAAATAGGTTTGACTCTTTCTCAAGAAGGCGGAGCCTTAAGTGCTTTAGGCGAGCTTATTGTTGCTATTGCAAAATTAACTGCAGTAATCACTAGCTCTGAAGCCATAGTTATATTCTTTAGAACTCTAACAACTCTTATTGAAGGACTAGTTTTCTTATTAGACAACCCATTCGGTAAAGCTCTTCTAACTGTTACTGGAACTTTACTTGCCTTCAGTGCTGCAGGTGGTTTAGCTTTTAAAGCTGTTACATTTTATGGAAATGCTGTTGGTGGAGCTTTGCTTAATATAACTAAATTTATAGATGTTGGTCTTCGCGGTATTGGTATTTGGTCTGGTCCAGCTACAAAAGCAGTATTAGCACTTAGACAAGAACTTGTATTCTTAACATACGGCCTTGATTTTGTAAGCAAGAGATTCTTACTTGTTGGCGGAATAGTTACAGGAGTTATTGCTCTGCTTGTTATAATTTATGCAAGTAGCGAGAAGTTAAGAAAAGCTCTCAGCCAACTAGGTTCGGAAGTTTTAAAAGAACTACAAAAAGCTTGGACCGAAATAAAAACAGCTATAGATCAGCTGCTAGAGCCTCTTGGTGGAGTTTCTAATATCTTTAGAATATTAGGAGACATTCTTGCTGTAACTATAGTTCCTTTACTTAAGTTTACATTAATAGCAGCTATTAATATAATCAAAGAATCTATTTTAGGATTTATAAGTGTAATTCAGAATGTAGTAGATAAATGGAATACACTTAAATCAACTGCAGAAACTGTATTCAATAAACTTAAAGAAATATTCGGCAAAATAGGAGATTTAAGTATTGGGGATATTTTTGCTGGTCTAAAAAATAGTTTTAAAAGTGCAATTAACTATGTTATTGATGGTTGGAATAAATTAGAATTTAAATTTGACGGATGGGACGCAGTAAAAGCAGGTAAGATAACTATTATTCCAGCTTTTAGTGGATTTACTATAGGAACTCCAAACATTCCTCGCCTTGCTGAAGGTGGAATTGTTATGCCTAGTGATAAAGGAACTCTAGCTCTTTTAGCAGAAGCTGGGCGTCCAGAGCGTATAGAGCCTTTAGATTCTCAAGGACTATCAGCTAGAGATAGAGCAATGATTGAACTTCTTGCAGGAGATTCAAGAGGAATTCAAATAACTATTAACCCATCTGCTGGAATGGATGAGCGTGAACTTGCAAATCTAGTTTCTCGTCAACTTGCTTTCCAACTTCGTAAAGGAGCCGCGTAATGGCCGAAGTTTATAATCGCTCTCAAGAGAACGCTATTGTAAATAAATCTCTTACCAATCTTCCTTTCCCGCATCTAACTGGTATGAAGTTGCAAGGCGATATTGCCTTGGGAGATTTTCTTTTTAATACTATTGATGAGTATGGCGTAATTTGGGTAATCACAGATATTGAAGGCTGGTGGCAGCACCCAGAACCAATCATGCCTGATATTCCTCGTGGTTTTGGAGATGGTTCGTATGACATCAAAGGTCGTTATAACGCTCGAATAGTTAATTTGACTGGTACCTTTTTAACTCCAACTCCAGATCTAGTTGAAGCAGCTCGTGACCGCCTTATTGCAGCAACAAACCTTGTTTACAGAGGAGCTTGGCTTAAGACTGGAATCGAGTCAGATAATAAAAGATCTTCATTTGTAAGACTTAGTGGAGCTCCTCAAATAACAACAGCAAACGCAAGAGGACGCACTAATTTCTCAATAGGACTAAAAGCAGCAGACCCAATCAAATATGCATGGAATGACTCTGATCCAGATGGATATGAGCGTGTGGAAATCCCAGCAACAAACAGAACTACTGGAGCTACTGGAATTGAAACTATAGTAAATATTGGCAATGTTAGCGTACCTGTTAATTTTGAAATTTCTGGTCCTCTTACAGCTCCAGCTCGTATTTATAACCAAACAACAGATAAACTACTTTATATTGTTTCTTCTCTTCGTGGAAGATTAACTGGTCGTATTGTTAACAAACAACTTGACTTTGATGAAAATACTTTAGAAGACATAGTAACTCTTACAACCACAACTGCTCATGGGTTCTTACAAGGAGATACTGTAGAAATAAGCGGTCTTTCTGAGCCAGAGCTTAACGGCGATTTTATTATTACTAGCGTGCCAACCAGCACAACATTTAAATACAGTCTTGCTCCTCTTAACCTAGCTATTCAAAAAACAGTTGTTGCAAAAAAGCTTGTAAGCAATGTTGCTACTATTTTTACAAAAGAAGCTCATGGTTTTTCTGTTGGAAATTCTATATTCTTAAAAGACATAGATAGCGTATTTAGCGGTACACATACAATAACAACAGTACCAAATTCTACTTCATTTACCTTTGCTAAAGATAGAAGCACGGCTAGAACTGTTACTGGAGCTACTCTTGTATCAAACATTGCAAGTCTTACAACTAGTGAAGCTCACGGCTTTGTTGAGGGTGAGACTGTAACGATAGCTGGTTTAGATCAAAACTACAATGGAAGCTACGCAATATCTTCAATACCATCTCTAACCACATTTAATTATTCAAAAACAAGAACAGATGCAAGATCTATCACATCTAGATCTATGACAAACGATGTTGCAACTATTACTATGAGTGCAGCTCACGGGTTTGTTGTTAATGAAGTTGTTTCTGTGTCTAATATGGATAGAACTGCTAATCAATTAGCACTTGACTTTGACAATCCATTTAATGGAACTTTTATAATTAAAAGTCTACCTAGCACTACATCGTTTACATATGATGTCCCAAGACTTTATAGTTCAACAGTCACAACAGTAGCTAGATCAGCCAATGAAGCCTCTATAACAGTTGCAGAAAGTATTCAAGCAAGCGTTGGAGATACAATAGTTATACAAGATCTAGCTAATACTTCATATAATGGAACTTTTACTGTAAAAGCAGTTCTTAGCAGCACAACATATGTTTTTAGTTCAGCTGGTACAGATGAGTCTCCAATAGCTGTAGCTACAGGAAAAGTAAGCCTTGTCTCTATAAGACCTTTTTCTGGAGTAGTTGCTGGTGGAAATTTTGATCTTATTTTTAGTGGAACTCACAATTTTATTGTAGGGGAGTCCGTTACTGTAGCTGGTCTTGGATCCAACTATAACGGAACATACACAGTTTTAGATACTCCACAATTTAATGTTATTCGTCTTAATGGAGTTGGTAAGCCAGCTATTGACACAAATATTCTTACCCCTCCTATATCTTTAAGAGCAAGAAATGCAAGTACAGTAACTATTACAACATCTGTTGCTCATAATCTTACAAATGGCCAGTATGTACGAGTAGTTGGTTTAGAAGCAGCTCTTAACGGAACTTGGATTGCCACTGTTACTGGAGCAAATACATTTACCTACACAACTCCAAGTTCAGGAACTATTGCATCTGGAGCTCCTTCAGGAACTGCATACATACTTGGATCTTCTGTTACAAGATCTAGATCCGTAGCAAGTACAAACGACGCTGGCGAAGCTAGAGTTGGTGGAAGCCTTCCTTTTGCTGCATATAGTGGTGGAACTGCAACTATTAATGGAAACATTGTTAATGGAGATGGCAGCGAAGTTGAAGCCGCTGGTATTGTAGTTAAAAAAGCTAATATACCTTTTACTCCAGGTTTAACTGGTGCAGTAGCAGATTTTGGTCCAGATGTATTAGAAATAAATACTCTTACCAGAGATGTATTCCTTAACGGCTCATATGAAAATGCCAGAGCAAAACTTGATGTTCTAACAGACTTCTTTTTCTTAGAACCCAGCAATAATGTCATAGAATTTACCGACGATAAAAACTCAGTCAGTACTGGACTACTTAAGGTATTTTATAGGTCTGGCTGGATAGGTTAAAAGGACTCAATAATGACATCAATGAATGGGACGCTTACAAACATAACCTATCGGTATTTTCTTACCGATTTAGTTTCTAATCAGGTTATAGCTGAGCTTCCTTTTACTGGAGTTTCTTACGAAAGACAGCTTCGCAAAGCAGGAAATTTTTCTGGAAGTATTCCAGTAGTTGCTGCAACAGAAAAGCTAAATATTTATGAAGCAACTATGCCTGGCAGAACTGGTCTTTATGTAATGCGTAATGATGTTTGCGTTTGGGGCGGCATCATATGGGCAAGAGAATATAGTGAATCAAATAAAACTCTTAGCGTAGATGCATCAGAATTTACAAGTTATTTTTATCATAGACACATATGGCAAACTTTAATTTACGGATCAGAATATTTAGGAGTTGCTTCATTTTCTGTTACTAATGGTGTGGCAACTATAGAAACAGAAGTTGCTCATAATCTTAAAGTTGGAGACTTTGTAAAAGTTACCTTTACAAATCCCACAGTTGATGGAACTCATCAAATAACTGCTATTACATCAGCAGTTAGATTTAGCTATGTTGTAGCTGCTCCTAATGTAGGAACTACAGTAATTACTAGCGGAGCTGCAAGAAAACTTATAGATACTTATGACTTTGTAAGAGATCTTGTATTTCAGGTAGCTACAGACATATCTGTAACAACTGACGCTAGACCAGGTTTATTTGCAAATGATGTAATAGAGCCAGGAAAAACTATAGAAGTAGCTGTTATATCTAAGAAAAGAGATGAAGGAAAAGTAACTTTAAAAACTTTAAATCCTCACGATCTTGTTCCAGGTCAAGAATTTGAAGTAATAGAAGTAGATACCACCTTTAATGGATACCACACAGTTACTGATGTCCCAGATGAAAACACTGTAGTTTTTGAAGATAGAGGATCTAACTTACTACTTACTACTTTGCCAGGTATAAAAACTTTCTATGTAACAAATAGATCTCTTACAAACAATGTGGCAACTATTACAACTCATCTTCCTCACGGAGCTGGTATTGGTCAAAAAGTTACTCTTTCTGGTGTTGACTCTTTCTTCAACGAAAGACTAGATCAAAATTTTGACGGAACTTTTACAATAACTGCAGTAACAAGCAATACTATAAGTTATTTAAAAGAAAGTATTGTAAATATTCCAGCTGCTGCAGTTTCTGGCGGTACAGCTACTGTTGGAAGTAAGATAGTTTATGGAACATATGGACCCTATGCTTCTAATTCAGATTTAGATATTGAAGTAGGAACAAATGAAACAAGTGGTTTATACCAAGACACTCAAGTTCTTCGTGGATTTGAGTTAAAGAGCGTTGGAGAGATTTTAGAAGACTACTCTAACAATATAAATGGTTTTGAATACAGAATTGACTGCGATTACGATCTATCTACCGCATCTTTTACAAGAACATTTACACTTCTTAATATTGAAAACCCTAATCCTTTAGCCGATACAACATATCAATTAGATGATGCGGAGCGTCTAGGGTATAACCAAGTTGTATTCGAATATCCAGGTAGTATCTCTACATTTACTGTTCAAGAAAGCGCTGAAGACTCAGCAACTAGATTTTTTGTAGAAGGAAATATTTCAGACCTGTCTGATGCAGCAAGCCAACCATATGCAGTTGCAGCAGATACTTCTCTGCTCAACAATCAGTTTGGTAGAAGTTGGCCTTTACTTGATCAGGTAGAAGTAGTAAATAACACTGGTGATGAAGATGTTCTTTATGAGTACGCTCAAGAGTATTTATATGAATCAAAACCTCCTATTGGAGAGTTTAATTTAACTGTAAATGGATCTTTAACACCTGTAATTGGTAGCTATGCTCCAGGAGATTGGTGTTCTCTTATTATCGATGATCCTTTTGTTTTGGCTCGTCTTGAAAGTGATCAAGAGCCAAGAAATGACATTATTGTAAGAAAGATTGCTTCATACAAAGTAAGTGTTCCAGACAACCCATCATTTCCAGAAACTGTAGACTTAGAACTTATTACAGACTGGAAAGTTGATAGAGCTGGAGAAGAAGCTGGTCTAACTAGAAATGTTGAAGGAGACTAATAATGGCAACTAGACGCAGGTCTCGTAGAAAAAGTATCTCTGGAAATCTTACTGATATTCAAAAGCGTGTTAGATATCTTGAAACTAGACCAGCGCCTGGAAGACTAGCTTCTAAAGTAGTAGCAACTAAAAATCTAGCTTTAAGAGCTGTAGAAGAAGATACTGTTGCAGATAATGCAATTGTTCGTAGAGCTATAGCATCTGGAGCGGTTGGAACTGGTCAAATTGAGCAAGACTCAATTACTAATGCTCTTATTGCAACAAACGCAGTTAATACAGATTCTATTGCCCCTAATGCTATTACTAGTGACGAAATAGCTAGTGGAGCTGTAGGAACTCCAGAACTAGCAACAGATGCAGTTACTACAGACAAAATTGCTACAGATGCCGTAACAAATAATGAAGTTGCAGCAAATGCTGTTGGCACAAATGAAATTCAAAATTTTGCAGTTACTACTGACAAATTAGCAAGTAGTGCTGTTACTACAGATAAAATAGGTGACTCTCAAGTAACAGACGCAAAAATAGCTGGAATATCTGGTTCAAAGATTATTGGCGGCGTAGACGGAGCTCTTATTGTAAGTGGAACTGTTACAAATGCTAAATTAGCTGACGACACTATTACAGGAGCAAAAATTGCTGCTGGAGCTATATCAGATAGTGAATTAGCATCTAATGCTGTTTTAGAAGCAAAAATTATAGATGGAGCTGTTACAACAAACAAAATAAGAGCTTCAGCAGTTACAGAGCTTAAAATGGCTGCAGACTCTGTTCGAGGAAACCTCCATATTATCGATGGAACTATTCTTGCCGACCAGCTGAGTACAGGTTGTGTCACAACTGACAAAATATTTGCAGGTGCTGTAACTGGAATAAGAATTGCAGACTCAGCTATAACTCTTGGAAAAATAGCTGATTCAGCTGTAGGAAATGCAAAAATTGCAAATGCTGCAATTACAAATGAAAAAATAGCTGCTGGAGCAATTACCATTGGAAAAATTAGCGGCGGAGCAAGCATTGTAACTTCTATAAATTCATCTGGTGTAGGGGTTTCTTTTTCCAACACTGCTAACGCCAACGGAAGAGGTTATACATTAACGGTTAGTACTGGAACTGGTTCTAACCAGCTAGCTGTTGGAAACCATACACATACAGCTGGAGGAGTACCTGCTCACACTCACACAGTACTTTCAGGTGCAAGTTACGCTATTAATAACAGCGGCTCCCACAACCACGGTGGGACTACTACTAGTACCACTCACAGTCACGGATTAAGCCTTCCAAACTTTTCAACAGGTCAGCCAATTACCTCTACTTTAAAGTTAAAGAAAGAAATACAAGATCACAGTTTTGACCCTAAAAAACTACTTAACTTAAAACTTAAAAAATATAAATATAAAAACGAAGTTAGACATCTTCAAGATAGTATGCATAGAGAATGGATGTTTGGCTATATTGCTGAAGAAGTTCAAGAATTAGGGATAGAAGAGATACTTGGATATGACTCGGAAGGTCAGGTAAATTCTTTACAATACGGAATTCTTGCGACACTAGCAATTGAACTTATCAAAGTACAGCAAGATGAGATAGACTCTCTTAAAGAAGAGATTCAGAGACTGAAGGAAAAGATATGATATCTTACGAACCTAATTATGAAGTAGGAAATAAGCCATATATTTGTAAAGTATTTACAGCTTCTAATGGAGAAGAACTTCACACTGCACTTAATTTTTCAAATGAAAATGAAAGAGAAGAATTTTCTCCAGAACTCATATACCAGCATATGAACAATCTACTTCAATACATCCGCGATGAATCTCAGAATCTGTCTATGATTCCTTTAGACGAACCCATTGGAAGTAATGCTTTTTCTATAAAAAACTGGGAAAAAATAGAGTGGGCTCAAAGAGAGATTTACTTTTGGTGGAATTACATTTACTTTCACCCAGAAAGTCCAGCAAGTAATCAAATAATAACAATTACAGAACATGAAGACGACCACAGTCATGATCCAGTAACAGGCGAAGAAATACCTAACACTCCTACTGGTCCAACTGCTGGAGGAGGAGAATAGTAAATGCATGAAGTAAAAGACGGCTCTAGAACTCTTCAGTTCAACGGGCGACTTTTAGGAGAGTCTTCTTCATGGCGCAGAGGATCTACTCGTTGGATTGAATTTAAGCTATATAAAACCGAAAACGGTTCTTATATCCTATCTAGAGTAGGAGTGTCAATAGTTTTTCACACCCCCACTTGTCCTTTAGTAAAAAGATACGGGCTTAAAGAGGGATCTACAGAGGAGCTATCTGATAATTCTCTCCCTTGCGAAGAGTGCAATCCTTCGTATGATTTACCCATAATCTTTCCAGAAACAGATAGAAACTGGGCTCAAGTAAGCGAAGACCCCGACGCGGTGCTTGATGCCCTTTACAAATATGATGCTGGTGGTGCAAGATATCTTACTAATGTGGCTCAAAGGCTGCTTGAAAGAGCATCTATTAATGACCCTAGGATTGAAGCTATATATCAGGTGGAGATAATCCCCTAACAGAGTAGAAAGAAGTGACGAGTAGTGACAAATGGACTTGGTGATGTACAACTTCATCTAGTTGACTCCGTGCATAAAGCTAGAGAGTTTATTGCTTGGCTTGGAGAACGCAGACCTTATAACGCTATTGCAATTGATACTGAAACTGGCGAATTGCCTGGCGGAAGAAGAGAAGATGCTTTATCTCCTTGGCATGGAAAATTACGCCTTGTCCAAGTTGGAGATGGAATGCAAGGCTGGTCTATTCCGTGGGACGAGTGGTCTGGTGTCTTTTACGAAGCAATGGATAAATTTGATGGACCCATTGTCTGTCACAACATAGCCTTCGAAGCTCGTTGGTTTGAAATTCAATCTCGTTGGCGTATTCCATGGGAGCGTGCACATGACACGATGATTATGGCTCACATCATTGATCCACTTGGATCTGGTGCTCTCAAGCCTTTATCTGCTCTCTATGTAGACTCAAAAGCTGTAGCGATGCAAGAAGGTTTAGATATTGCTTTGATTGATAATGGTTGGACTTGGGGAACTGTTCCTACTAACTTTGAACCATTCTGGCTTTATGGTGCTCTTGATCCTGTTCTAACAATGCGTTTATGGGAAATCTTCTATAAGAAGTGTGGACCTGAAGGCCCATACAATCGTGCTTACGAACTTGAGATGGCAACACGCAAAATTGTTACTCGTATGGAAATTAATGGTGCTCGAGTTGATCTTGACTACTCCAAGAAAAAGTATGAAGAACTTATCGACTACTCTGATTCTGTAAAGAAATGGGCAAAAGATACTTACGGCGGACTTAGCATTACAAGCAACATTCAACTTGTTCGTTTGTTTGAAGGTCTTGGCGCAGATATTACAGAGACAACTCCATCAGGAGCAAAGTCTGCATCCAAAGACCAGCTTAAACTTTTAATGATTAACGGCAATGACGAGGTAAAAAATCTTGCTGACATAGTTCTAAAACAACGCAAGGCAGATAAGCTTGCCAATACCTACTTCTCAAACTTCATGAGCAAGTCAATTAACGGCATAGTTCATCCATCCGTAAAGACTCTTGGCGCTCGCACATCTCGTATGTCTATTACTGACCCAGCGCTGCAGACTCTTCCAAAGGGAGATGACACAGTACGCACAGCCTTTATTCCAAGAGAAGATGACCATGTAATTATCACTTCAGACTTGGATCAGGTTGAATTTCGAATGTTTGCATCTTTGTCAGATGATGAAAACTTGATCAAACTATTTCATCATGCAGATGCAACTGGCTCGGATCCGTTTACTGAAATTGGTCGTCAGGTTTATCAGGAACCAAACATGCAAAAGTCCGATAAACGCCGTAACCTAATAAAAGGCGTTGTCTACGGACGACTCTACGGAGCAGGTGTAGCAAAGCAAGCCCTTACTGCAGGAGTTCCAGAACCACAGATGCGTTCTGTATCAGATTCATTTGATGCTAACTATCCAGGTATGGCTGTATTTCAAAAGCAAGTAGACCATATAGGTCAGACAAGACTTCGCAATGAAGGTCAAGGCTATGTTCATACATGGACAGGTCGCCGTATCCCCTGCGATGAAGACCGCACTTACACACTGGTGAATTACCTGATTCAAGGTGGAGCTGCAGAAGTATTTAAATCAAACCTTGTAAAGCTTGACCAAGCAGATCTTACGGACTACCTTATCGTTCCAGTGCACGACGAAATTGTATTAGAGGCTCCACGCAAAGATGCCGAGGAGATTAAGCAACTAGTTCGTCAATGTATGACTACAACTGAAGGTTGGGCAGTACCGTTGACAGCAGATGTTGATGGTCCTCTAGAGAACTGGGGTCAAAAGTACAAGTGAAATATGTTCTAGCTGTAGATCCAGGAAAAGCCAGCGGTATTGTTTTTATGTCTTTGGAAGATGATGCTCCGAAAAAAATTGCTTCCATAGAGGCTCAACCACACGAGTTTGCACAGAACATAGATTTGTTTTTAGATGGATGGAAGCAGAGAGGCGATTTCACAGTTGTCTGCGAGCGCTTTACTATTAATGCTCAGACAGTTCGTAACTCTCAAGCTCCCTATAGTCTTGAGCAGATTGGGGTATTAAAGCATCTATGCCGTGTAAGAAATTACGACACAGAAAGTATTATATTTCAGTCCCCCGCTGATGCCAAAGCAATGTTTCCTAATGAAGCGCTAAAAAAGATTGGGGCATGGCATGTAGGAGGAGAAGGGCATGCAAATGACGCTATGCGACACGCCCTACTAAGACTTGTCAAAACAGGATGGAAACCAAGAGTTCTGCTAGACTAAGATGCGGTAAGATAAACTTCTTCAAAAAAGTTTTACAACCGCATATGACATAATGACAGGGAAAAGAGGATAAGTTGTCCGTAATAGCCGAAGTAGATGCCGATAAGAAACACATCTTATTGACTACTGACTGGCGCTACAAAGAGCTATGTAAAAGCCTTCCTGGAGCCTCATGGTCAGCCAAAGATCAAGTATGGAGAGCTCCTCTTAGCTGGACCACCTGTTTGGCTCTTAGATCGACCTTTAGAGACGGATTAACCATAGGTCCTGCCCTATCCGAGTGGGCAACTAATGAATTAAACACCCGTATTACCCCTTCAAACGCCCTCAGAGAGCTTGAGAGCGCAGATGGGGATGAAGACTTATTCCCGCATCAAAGAGCTGGCGTACAGTTCCTTAAAACGGCTCGTAAGGCTTTATTGGCTGATGAGCCCGGCTTAGGTAAAACTGCTCAAGCGATTCGTGCTTTAAAGGCTCTACAAGACTCTGGAGAGCAGGTATTTCCAGCCCTTATTGTCTGCCCTAACACCCTAAAAAAGAACTGGGCTAGAGAGTTTCAGAAGTGGTGGCCGGGAGTTACTACCCAAGTAATTAAAGGAACTGCAGCCCAGCGCAAGAAGCAGTTCGATACTCCAGCAGATGTCTACATCATCAATTGGGAGTCGCTGCGTTCTCACTCAAGACTGTCAGGCTATGGATCTATAGCCCTAGTTCACTGCAAGGCTTGTGGTGGCGAGAATGAAAGTGTCTCAGAGACCCGTTGCGAAGTTCATCCTCGTGAACTTAATAATATTGATTTTAAGGCTGTAGTGGCTGATGAAATCCATCGTTCTAAAGACCCTAAGTCAAAGCAGAGTCGTGCCCTTTGGTCTGCTACTGGAGACGCTGAGATTCGTTTTGCGCTAACAGGAACTCCAATTGCTAACAATGTAGTTGACTTATGGGCAATCCTCCACTGGTTATCTCCAAAAGATTGGCCTAGCAAGACCAAGTGGATTGATCGAATGATCGATGTCATGCTCAACGCTTTTGGCGGAATGATGGTTATTGGCGTTAAACCAACCATGCAAGATGAGTTTTACAAATCAGTAAACCCAGTAATGCGTCGTATGCTCAAAAAAGTTGTGCTTCCACATCTACCACCAGTTATGACAGAACGCAGAGATGTTGAGATGTCTACAAAGCAGAAGAAAGCCTACGAGCAGATGCGAGATACGATGATTGCAGAACTTGAGTCTGGAGATGCTCTTACTGCTCCAAGTATTCTAACTCAAACAACTCGTTTGCTTCAGTTTGCTAGCTCTTATGCTGATATGGCAGTAGATGAGGCAACTGGTGAAATGAAGGCAATTCTTACAGAGCCTTCCTGCAAAGTCGATGCTCTTATGGACGATATTGATAATGGAGATTTTGGCGATGACTCGGTTGCCGTCTGTGCTGTATCTCGTCAGCTAATAGATCTTCTTAGCGCTGCTATGACCAAAGCAAAGATTCCTCATGGTCTAATAACTGGCGCACAAAGCGAAGATGAAAGACAAAAGGCAGTAGATGATTTCCAAGAAGGTCGTATCAAATGGATTCTATTCACGGCACAGGCTGGAGGAGTGGGCATAACCTTGACTGCAGCTCGCCGTTTAGTTATGCTTCAAAGACCGTGGTCATTAGTTGATCACAAACAAGCTCTAGACCGTGTTCATCGCATTGGTAGCGAGATTCACGACTCCATCTTGATTATGGACTATGTAACAGAAGGAACTATCGAAGAACGAGTTCTTCAAGTTCTAGAAACAAAGTCTGACAACTTCGAACAGATTGTTCGAGATAGGGATCAGTTGATGAAACTATTAAAAGATGACAAGGCAGGTTCACTATGACAGAACCAATAAGACTCTCTAACTCAGAGTTACAAACATTCAAAGATTGCCGTCGCAAGTGGTGGCTTACTTACTATCGTAGATTGCAACCTAAATATAAAGACACAACTGGTGCTTTAGCTTTTGGTAGCCGTATTCACGCAGCGCTAGACGCACATTACGCACAAGGAACTCCTCTACTAAAAGCTCACGCTGATCTTGTTGATGTAGATCGTCAAGCGCTTTTGGCAGACTTTCAAGATACCTTTCAGCTAGAACAAGAAGCTGAGATGGGTCGCATCATGCTTGAGGGTTATGAGCAATGGGTAGAAGAAAATGGAATTGATGCAGAGCTAGAAGTTATCTCTACCGAAGAAACAATAATTGCTCCGCTATTCAATGGAGAAGTTGAGCTACAAGGAAAGCTTGACATGCGTGTTCGTCGCAAAGCTGACGGAGTTCGTATGTTTCGTGACTTCAAGACTGTTGGTGGATCATTAAGCGACTTTGCTAACTTAGCAAATATGAACGAGCAGGTTCTTACCTACATGCTTTTGGAATCTACCAAGCGAGATGAGGCTGACCGAGCTGAAGGTGGCATTTTTACAATGCTAAAAAAGGTAAAGCGCACAGCTGCTGCTCGCCCTCCCTTCTATGATCAAATTGAAGTTCGACATAATATTTTTACAATGCGTTCTTTTTGGAATCGCATTCATGGAACTATTGCAGATTTAATGAGAGTTAGAAAAGGATTAGATGAAGGCGGAGAACCTGCCTATCTTGCGTACCCACGACCAACTCGTGACTGCAAGTGGAAGTGCCAATTCTTCGCTATATGCCCAATGTTCGACGACGGAAGCGCCGCTGAACAGGCACTTAGCGATTCATATGAGGTCGCAGACCCATATGCGTACTACGAAACAACCGAGAAAAAAGGAAGCGAGTGACGATGAGCGAAATTCAACGCTCTCTTACTGTAATGGTGTACGGAGAGAGCAAGGTTGGTAAATCAAGTCTTGCTGTCACCGCACCTTACCCACGACTCATGCTTGACGT